GTGTGCGCCGCTCTCTAGGGTTGCTTCTGACACCGTCCACGGGTTCGTGGAGTTGTTCGCATGCTCAATCGAAATGCTGGACTGGTTCGCCGTCCAGTTGCCGCATGCCCAAGCTGTATCGCTCTCGTAGACGTGTTGGGCGATTACGCCGTCGCCATCTACCGAGTAATGCGCGCTCTGAGATTGCATACGCGACCACATCGAGGACAAAGAAGCGGCCGTCAAACCGACAGCCGCTTCATGGTGTACTACTATGTATTGAACGCTATGCCCGCCGCGCCCCGAGTCAAACGCCGATGTAGGTGCCCAAACGTCGGCGGTAATTTCACCCGAAAAATCAGCCATTATCTGCCCTCCAATGGAGACTTTCCCTCGCGCACCTCTGGAATACCTGCAATAGAGGTGAGCAGAGATACAACAGCGGCGAGAGCTGCCGCAGAAGCAACAGCCACCCAGTCAACGCCTGTGATACCGATTACGTTTGTGCTGATAAGCGCGACGGCGGTTTGTGCTGCTGTCTTAATTGCTCGAACTAGTGCTGCCTTTACCCAGTCATTCATAATGTTTCCTTTCATACGGTTGTTAATGTCCTGCGTGCTCGTGGTCGTGCGCCGCTTCTAAGCGGCCGAGCCGTCCCGAGTTGCTTTTTACTGCGTCCTCTACGACGGCCAAACGCGCTGTATGGTCGTTGATTGTTGAGCGAACGTTGGAAATGCTTTCGTCCGTACGTGCCATGTAAGCCGCAAATGCCTTTTGGTTCTCTTCTAGGTCTTTGCGTAAGCTTTTGATGCCTTCTTCAATACGGACTAGACGCTCCGCGCCTTCTTGGTTACTCTTTGCGAGGGTGCGTGCGCCATTGAACATGCTTACCAGCATTGCAAGGAACGACAGCAACGCGACCACTTGCTCAAACGTAATAGGGTTCATCGTGTCACCTCCCTACACGCTTACTTCGGCGCGACGGTGTACGTCAGAGTGCCGTAACGCCAATCGCGCGATGGTTTGCCGCCCATGTCCTGCATGTAAATCTTGCCGTCGGGGCGAACGGATAGAACACTGATAGTGTCGGCGTTGTTGGGGCAAAACGCGTCGTTATAGTAGATATTCTCGTATCCGTCGGCGTTGTACTTGCTGCTGTCAACCTTTGGAGGTCGTGAGCCTTCCGGAATAAGGAACGGGCATAAAAGAGAGTCGTTTTTAATTCCAGCGTCGAGCCAAACGCGGGCGTGAATAGTAACGCTTGAGCCGTTGCGCCATACGTGCCATAGGTTCTTACTTGAACCGCTGTACCAACTAGGCGGTTCACACGATATAATCTCGAAATTCTCACTAGTGAGCGCGAAAACGGTAGGCAATGCGTGCTCAACGGTTGGCGTTAAGCCGTTCAGAATGACGCGTGCAATCGGCACTTGGGCTTGATATTGACCTTTTGAGAGGTCGCCTGGCGTATATGCGGGGTCTTTTGCCGCGTCCTGCGTTGCGGCTGGCGTGCCTTGAATGGTTGATAGCGCGGTAGTTCCAACACCCGTTGAAGCGTCAACTTTAAGAGTAAGGATTACAAGGTCTTTGCGCCATTTTCCCTGTGTACCGTTAGCAATGCTCGCTTGCTCTGCGCGTTCGTTGATGACGAAACGGCCGTCCACAATCAATGCGCCCGGCGCAATATTAATCTTGTTGCTTGAAGCTACGGAAACCTCTAAGCCTTGCGCGTACTTAGTGATATATCTGCCATTGCCGAAGATAGCAATGTTAAGCGCGCCTGCCTGCTCCGCGGTTACATGAGCTTTATTTTGGCGCGACGTTACAAAATCAAATGCCATGTGCTACCTCCTAAAATGCGTTGTCTTTGACGATGCCTTTTGAAATCAAAAGGTCGACCTCTGCGTCGTGCTGTTGCGTTAGATATCGCCAACGCATGGCATGGTCAAAACAGAGGTCGTATTTCTTCGTGCGCCCTTGTGCGTCGATACGTTCAGCACCTACAACCCAGCCGTAGGTATTAACATCTTTCTCGGGAACGTCGAGCTTGTGCTCACACCCCTTAACGTCACACTCTAGGTGCACATAGTTGTTTTTTCTCATTTCGCGTCTCCCGTGGTGTATGTGACCTTGACGACACCTGCACTGTCGAGCGTCACAACCTTTTTTGTTACCTGTGCTTTTGCACTCCAGCCTGTTTTGTCATCAAAGCCGCCGACAATATCGCCGATGTCGTATCTATCGGACGTATCGGTCAAAACAACGGTTAACTTCTTTGCTTCATCAATGAACTGTTGAAGTCTCTTTTTGCCGTCGGCTTCAAGCGTTGCTTGGTCGGCTGCCGAATAGTTGTAATACATAGAGCGTTCAAAAACGCCGCTTTGTGATTTCATGCGCGAGATATTGCCGTTTTGGTCGGCATACAAATCAACCGCTAGACGCTCGCCCTTTTGGCCTTTACCGCGGCATACAAGGTGGTTAAACGGCAAGAAGTCAATATCGGCTTTTACGTTGGTTAACGCCGTGTCGAACTCTTCATCTTCCGTCCAGTCTTTGCGCGGAATGATAGAAAGCACGGCGCGGCGGTCGTTGCACTGAATACGCAGCTTGCCGCCTAGCGCGTCTAATGCGCCCGTTAGGGCTTCATAGAGCGTTGAATAGAGCGGCACTTGGTAATTACTTGCAACGATTGCACATGCTTCGTCTGATACCTCAAAGACGGACGTTAAAGAAAGCGACGATATCCAATATTTCAAGACTTGGTGCATGTCGCCGTTAAAATAGACGTTGTCGCCGTCGGAGGGTGCGAGAATAACGCGGTTATTGAGTAGCCCCTGCCACGTTTGGCCGTGCCACTTATACGCGCCGTCGCTCTTAATGCGCGTAATCATGCCGCCGTATGGCGTACCCTCGATGTACACGAATTGCCCTCGCTCTGCACGCGGTGCGTGAGCTGGAACGGTCAACTCAAAGTCATTTTCGGCGTTATCGCCAATGCCTACAGCCATATCAAAAGAAACGGGGTCGATGATAAATTCATCTTCCCCGTTCTTGTTGCGCAAGATTATATCCATGGTAAAGCCGCCCTTCGCTCGATTAGCGTTAGGTCAAAGCCCCATGATTGCTCCCAAGTGACATTGTGAAGCCCCTGCGAGATACGCTGGAAGATATACGACCCCGAACCCTCGATACCGCGAACGCGATACTTGAACGCGTCTGTTGCGTTGCCGAACTTGTCCTTAATGACTACACTGTCACGGTTCATGCTGCGTTTCTTGGTGCTGTCAATGACGAGCAAGCCGCCGTCTGGAACAGTGGTATCCACGCCGTACGTATTACCCGCGATATAGATTGAGGGGTTTACCGCGTAACCATAAACCGTTAGTCGGAAATCGCACGGCGTTTGACTTGTATTCTCAAACTGTGAACCTCGAGCCGATGTGCCGTAATCGTGCGGGTAATCGTGCGGGTAGTCGTGGTCTGTAAGCTGTTCATTACTTGCACTTTGCGGCATGAACGAAATAGTACGCTCGCGATACCAAATAGGGTTTTTGGCCTGTAATTTGAGCTGCCACGTGCGCGAAGCGGCGTACCAATTAGATACGCCGCCCTCAACGATGTTGCAGTTGATATACCAACCGTCGATTACGAGCTTGTCGGGCAAACCGCGCTCGGTGTCGTAATCTGCAAGCGTTAACAATCGCTCGACTTCTTCGCGCTGCGTTGTGGTTTGCGCTACCAGCTCAACGCTATATGTCCTGGCTTCACGGCTAAAACGCGTTGCGTTGCTTCGCCATTCCCAGCCCGCTAAATCATCGCCGAACATGAGCGTTCCGAAGTTACCGGAGATATCAAACGTTGTGTCGTCTGCGGTAATGAATTGTGCTTGTGACATTTACGCCATCATCTCCCTAATCTGTCTACGCTGTTCGCGCTCTGATACGGTTACGACTGGAGCACTCGCGGCGATGATTGCACCGAGGTTTTGAGCCAGCCAGCGAATAAGTGCGTCATTTGTGGACTGTCCGAGTATGCCTTCCGCTACTGCGTCGGCAAATGGCTTCACGTAACGTTTATTTGTGAGCGGGATAATTGCTTCCGCGCCGTCCTCGCCGACAATGTCAAGCGGGGTTGCACGATTAACGATTGCGCCGTCGGCGTGCATGCGAAGGCCACCCGCTGCGTTAGCACGGATACCGCCTGCCGCGTTCTGCTTCATGAGGTTTACAAGAATGTTCTTGTCATGAAGGCTGTTCAGCTCCGCTTTAACGCTGCGAAGAACGCTTGATGCGTTATCGTGTGCCGTAATGGTGAATGACTTATCGTTGACACCCTGCGTATTGAGCGATTGAACTGTCGCAATGATTGACTGGATATTGCCGTTCGAGTTGATAGCAAGGGCTTTGAAGTTTTCGCTGCCGATTGCTTGCAAGTCTTGAACGGTAATACCAGCGTTTGCCATTGCTACGGACAGGTCGTTGACGTTGATACCTACACTCTCGATAGCATCGTTTGCGCCGAAGCTGTTGAGAGCGTCGTTAATCTGCTTTGTGGCTTCTTGTGCCTTAATGGCCGTATCGTCGAGCGTCACGCCTAAGTCGCGCAAAGGCTGTACCAAAGAAGCTGCCGTGCCGTCGTATGCTTGGGCTATACGCTGCCACTGTTCGTCTGTAAGGTCGCCAAGCTGCGTTGTATCTGCTCCGAGTGCTTGTAGGTCGCTGGAGAAGTCAGCAAGTGAGCCGTGCTGCTTAACGTATGCCTGCGTTAGGTCGGACAGCCTGCTAACTAGTCCGTTGTAAGCGTCTGAGTTAGCGTCAACAGCCTTGCTGTTAACTTCCAAATCGCCTTCCGTCTGTCTAACGGCTGCGTCCAGCTCCTCGTATGCCTTGCGTGCGTCGCGTGCGTCTTGGCCAAGCTGTGAAGCGTTCTTGCGGCGTTGCCAGTCTTGCTCGGCTTGCTCGCGTGTAACAGTACCGCCCTCGCCGTCCGATGTGCCGACTTGCTTGTTAATAAAATCCTCGTGTGCTGCGTCGCTGTACTCTGCGTTTAGCTTGCGCTCTGCTTCTGCTAGGCTTTGAGCCGCGGCCGCACGCTGCTTGTACTGCTCTGTAAGCGTTTCAGTAAGCGCGGCGGTCTTGATTTCCTTTTCTTTAGCAGATACAAGCTCGTTGATTGAGTCAGTGAGCTTCTGAACGTTTCCGTTAGCGTCCGTGTAAGAATTGTTCATAACGTCGGTTGAGGAAATGTTCAAGCCTAGTTGCTCGTTGAGCGTGGAAAGTGCCCACGATAGCTGGCCTTGTGCCTGTGTGGATAGATCTGTCACGCCCGCGTAATTGCTAATGATTGTTCTAGCGCGTTCCAGCGTTCCAACGTTAGTTGTTGCTTCTGAAAGCGTGCTTGCAATCTTAGAATTACTATCAGAGATTGACTTCATGAGCGCGTCAACAGACATAGCCGCTCCGCCCGCGGTATCGGTGATTTTATCAATCATCGAAGAATACGTGCTTAAACCGTGCGACTGGTTGGCAACGTCGTTAATCGATTTCAAGCCGTTAGCCACGCCGTCGCTATGCTCTTTCATTTTCATGAACTGCGAAGCGGCAATACCAACGACCGCACCAAGAGCAACGATACCGACGGTCACGGGGTTAATCGAGCTTATAAGCGACGTGAAGCCGCTTTTAATAACACCAAACACGCCGCCGTATGCAAACTGCGAAGCTGCTTTGGCAAGCATGTTAAACGTGCTAGTAGCTTTTAAGATAGACTCTACCTTGCCGAATAGCGAAAATGCCGCAACACCACCGATAACGGCGGGTGCTAGTGCTTGGAATACTGGAATTGCCGCCTTGACTGTAGGCACTGCGTCTTTAATAAAGCCGTTGAACGTCTTAAAGCCGCTAAGGATACCGCCGCGGACATCACCAAAGAACGACGCGATATTTACGCTTCCGATAGCTTCAAGCGTTCCAGCAAGGCCGCGTGTAATAGCGTTGTTCATATTCGCCATTTGCGTTTCAATGCCGCCCGCTGCGGTTTGTGCCTGGTCTTTGAAGCTCGTAATACCCGCTCCGCCTTCAAGGTCTAAGCGGATGATAGCGTCGATTAGCTGGTCAATGGACACCGTGCCCCAAATCGCGCCGCCTTCTTTTTGTTTGCCGCCGCCTAGAGCTGCGTACAAGTCACGGGCGTTGTATGTAGGGCCGAGAAGCGCATGTGCAAGCTGCGTCAACTGTCCAGGCATTGCCTGCATAAGTGACTTCCAGTCCTGCATATCCGGTCTACCCTTAGACAAAATCTGTCTAAACTGTTCCATTGCCGCCGACGCTAATTGCTGGTTTGCGCCCGAAGCGATGAGCATATCGTTCAAACCAAGGCCAACTTTAGTCGCGCGGTCTAGGTCGTTTGTGATGACTGCTAGTCCCTTGACGGTCTGAACCATGGTGTCTAGCTGTGTAGGCAGTGTCTGCAACCTGTCAGACATATAGTTGATGCTTGCCGTTGACTCTTTCGCGGCAAAGCCTAATGACTGCATTGTGCGAGGGTAAAGCGTCAACGTATCAAAACGCGAAACAGCCGCGCCGACATGGTCTTGAATAGAAGCCATAGCGCGGTTAACAATGCTGCTAACAGCACCCGCAACAACGCCAGCTTGGGCAAAGCCGCCGCTAAAGCCTTGCGCGGTTTGTGAGCCGATAGTACGGCCTGTATTGCTCGCGCTCTTTGACGCAACGCCTAGTTCTTTATTGATCGTGTCAGAAAGTTTGCTTTCAAACTTCGGCACAATGAGAAGGTCAGAACGTCCGATTTCTGCCATTATTCCGTTACCTCCTCCCATTTAACGTTTGGGTCTTGGAGTCGTTTAATTGCTTGTTTAGTTCGCTCGCGCTCTCGTTTGGTGCGCTCAATGTCGCGAGGACGTACCACCGACGGCGGCTCGTCCGTGCTGCACATGCCGCGTGCCCACATGGCCGTGTATATCGTGTCTTGGATATCTGCCAGGGCTTCGCGCTCAATCGACCACGCGCACTCGGGACGTACCGCGGCAACGTACAGAGAGCCAGGCGGAAGCGTCATGATTAGGTCGATTGCTTCCGCTGGCTCTACCTCGTCATAGGCGACGTGATAATATGCGCGGAAGTCGTGTCGCAGCTCGCGGATATGGCCTTCTTCGAGTTGCGCAAGCGTTAGAAGTTTTTTAGTGCTTCATTTTGGAAAAGACGCTTATATACAAGGACTAGGCCGTCGATATCGACGGTGCCGTCCTCGTCGCGGACTGCTTCATAAATGGTTTCGTACTGGTCATCACCAAGAAGCATGCGGATAGCTTCGACAAAGTCATCGTCTGTTCGGTCTGGCTTAGAAAGAAGTTCGCTGATCTTCATGTCGTGAAACTTCTTCTTTGGGATAACAAACTTAATGCCGAAAATCTCGACTTCTGCACTCTCTGAACGCTTTGTTTCGATTAGCTGCACTTTTGCGGCTTTGGTCTTTGCTGCCTTAGTGGTAAAGCCGAGAATTTGCGCGTAATCTTCGAGTTCTTCCGTGCTCATCATGTCAAGATATTTAGCGTTCATTGAGTTTCACTTTCTACGAGTTTGAAATAAATAAAAAACACCCCCTCGCGTGGAGGGGGTGCGTCGGGTAGTTACTATGCGCTTAGCTTTGCGCGGTAGATTACAACGGCAGGTGAACCGTCGTCGGTATCGTTGACGGTGATGTCCATGCCGTAGGCCATAAGGTCGCCCTTCTTGTGGGATACCTCGTCAAATGCGGAGATAACGCCGCGTTTAATAACGGTGCGACGCTTATAACCGTTGGATTCCTCCTCCTCGAATACGAATGCGTGAGGTGTTCCCTTGTAAGGCTGCAAATCAATCTTGGTAACGTCACCGGTTGTCTCGGTAACGGCAGTATCACCAAAACGCAGCTTTGCAACAGCGGCGCGGGAAACCTCCAAGAAAGCTGCCTTGTATTTGGTGGTGTCATTATCAATGGTAGTCATAATGACAGTACCGTGTGCGCCCTTGTGGTCGTTTGCGCTAATGGAGCGGCTCTCAGAGAAACCGCTGTCGGAAAGCTCGCCCAAGCTCTCGAAGTCGGTGAGCGTAGACATATCGGCGGTTGCGTTAGTTGGCAATGTTGGATTTGCCTTGAAAGATACATAGCAAATGCCGCGGCCTGCAACTGGAATTGACGCGGTCGCCAGCTTTGCGTTAAGTTCTGCTGCCATGTGTTAATTCTCCTTTGGTAAGTACGTCCAAACGTTAAAACTGATGTGATAACGTGGGCTTTTAGTTGAAGTGTCAAAATCGGAATAGAAAGACGTTTCCTTGACCTTTGCGTATCCCGCATAAAACGGAAGAAGCGCGATTGCGTCTGAAACTGCCGCGGCTGCGTCGTATGCCTTCTGCTCGGTGGTGTCCCAAACAAGAACGGTCAACGTCGCGCGGTCTAGTCTCTCTTCTTGCGCGCCGCCTGTACGACGTACAACCACAAGCGGAAACTTTCGCTTTTCGGGAACAGAAACGGCGACTGTGAAGCCTTTGAAGTGCTCCTGCAATCGCCGTCTAACGTCGCCTTGAATGTTTAGTCGTGGCATTGTTATCAGTCCAAAAATTCATCGAGTACGCCGTGTGACGCGGCGTGTTTACCTTCAAAAGAAGCGGGCTTTACAACGCCAAACGCCGTGCCGCGTCCAACCTTCACCGTTGCCGCAAATGCGTTTCCGCTATTTCGGCTCTTTGGTGAACGGTTACTCTCAACTTTTCCGTTTGCTGTTGCGGCGATTTCTGCCGTGCGTTCTTTAACAAGGCTTTGCATTGCGGGACTTTTGAAGATTTCCTGCACGGCTGCTTTGTTGATATGCACCGGCTCAAAACTAACGTCACCCATGCTGCACCCCGATTTCTGCAATCATGTTCCACGGTGTAGGACATGGACGCGTTCTGTCGGGTGAGCCGACGACATCGAACGTCATTGCGTCACGGTCGCCGTTGCGTATGCGGTCAACTAGCACGACTTTTGCGTGCGTCAAATCGCCTGTATACGTCTTAGGGAACGCGAGCGAATATTTGAGTTCTACGCCGTCGGGGCGCACATCTGCGCTGCCTGTATCACGGATACGCGCTTCTATATCAAGAGTGGATAATGGGCGAACCAAAACACCCTCAACAGTGTTTTGCGCCATTTCATAGACTGGTTCGCCCATGCCGTCGCGGCCTGTTTCAGTACGCGTTAAAACGTCTACTGTCTCGCCTAGCATGCGACATCACCTACCACGGGCAAATAACGCTAATACGCGCCGAACGCCCGAGAGAGCGTTTGAGAACGTTTAGCGTGTCGCGGTCAAAGTATGCGCTGCCGCTTTGGTTGGCGATTGTCACCGAGCCTTGAAAGCCGTTAGCCGAAAAGCTCGCGGCCTTTGCGCCTGTGATATCACCGAAACCGTCAAGCGTTGGCGGGACGAGCGTTTTACGCGCTGCGTCAGTGACCAGCAAGCGTGCTAACGCCTGCTGGTCTGCGGTTAGTCTTTTCTTTTCCGAGATTTGCAGACGCGCCCTCAACTTAGCGGACTGCTGCATAAGTACGGCGGAAACACGGTCGGCCGCGCTCTCGTGGTCGCCTGTGTCTAGTCGGTACTCTTCAACTGTTGCGTATGTTGTGGGCATGGTTACGTCCTAACTTAGGCGGTTGCCTTCTGAATGGTGGTCTTTACGATGTAGTCCTTCATCTCGGGGACGAAGCGGATACCACGGAGAAGGTTGGTTTCAACGGAGATATGGTCGTATGCTGGACGGTGAGCAACACCAATAATGCCGCTCTCGTCAACTGCATATGGCATACCTGCTGCGTCAAGTCCGCTAAAGTCGATTGCAAAAGCGCGGATATTCTCAGCTGCGGTGGTGTAAATAGTGCCTGCTGGTACTTTGGAGGTGAGGAACACGTTAGTTGCGCCCAAGAAGTTCTCGAGGTAAGTCATACCGAAAACGTCCTGGTTGGTAATGGTTGCAGTTCCGAGGTAATCGGCTGCGTCCTGGCGGTTCATGAAGGTTACGGGGCGAGCTGTTGCGTCGTTTGCGTTTTCGAGAACATCTCCGAGCTTAGACGCGCCGTTTGCGAGTGCTGCCTGTAGTCCCTTGCCGCTTGCGGTAGAAGTACCGTTAGCAAGAAGAGCGAAGAAGTCAGAAACAACGCCTGCACGGACGGCAGAAATCATCTTTGCGTCGGTACCCATAACGGCGCGGACGTGTCCGGACTTGAGAATTGCCTGTGCGGTGGTCATCTTGCGGTATGGGACAAGCTGGATAGGATCAATAGCGACCTTATCAACGCCAAACTTAGAAAGTGCTACCTCGTCGCCCTCAACGTAACCAGTGCCGGAAGCGGTGTTGTTGAGAGTGCCGTTATACTTGGTTTGGTAGATTGCTGTACCTGCTGCGACAACCTCGGGAGAGAAGATACCGAGAATTTCTGCAAGTCGGTCATACTGGCCGCGGAAGTTCTTTAGTACCTCAACGTCAAGTGAAGCGTTGACTGCTGCGGCGTTAACAATGTTTGCTGGTGCTGCCATAATTTTTGCTCCTTAAAGTAAAGTTCGGGCGCGCGCCTGTACGCGTGCCACGGGGTCGGCGATGTCCTCGACATTGCCTGCGGTTGAATGTGCCGCGCCGCCCTTGTCAAGCGGATATGCGGCATTTGATTTGGCGAACGATTGAGCGTAAGAAGTGAGCGCGTTTGCGCTTGCGGTGATTGCTTCCTCGTCTGAACCCTGTAACAGCTCCACGGGAACGCCCGTATCCTTGGAAACCTTGATTTTGAGTTGCAATTCCGCGATTTTTGCGTTGGCCAGCTCCAACTGCTCGTTTGCGTTGGTAGCCTGTGAAGCCTTCAACTCTTCAAGTTCCTTTAATGTTGCGTCCAGTTGCTCTTTGTTAGACTTTGCGCGGTCTTCCCACTTGCGCGAGTTTGCCTTCCAGTCGGTAGTCGGCTCTGTTGGCTCTGCCTGCTCTTTTGGCTCTTCTGCCTGTGGCTGCTCAACTTCGGCTGTGGCTGCGGTATCTTCGAGCTTTGCGCCCTCGGTTGCCTGTGTCTCTTCCTGGCTCATTTGTTCCTCTTTCTAGGCTTTGCGCCCGTTGCAAGCCGTGCGGCTTTTCGACATGAAAAAAGCGGCTTTCGCCGCTTCTCCTAGTGTTTATGTTCTGCTATGTGTAACTGTTTTGCCATACGCGACACTATCTTATTTCGCAGGTAAGCGTCATATGACGGCGTGTTTCCGCCAACCTTTCTACCGTCTCGCGTCGTTCGCGTTCGCGTGTACTTCTTGCGTTCCTCGGGCGACATTGCCGCCCACTGTTCGCGTGCTTCATCTTCAACAGACGCGCGCGCCGTGCTGTAATACTTTTGCAGCTTCTTTTGGTTGAAGCCTTGCACGCCTGGACTATTTCCAAAGTCAACTGTAGGTGTGCACTTGCAGTGCGTATGCCTTGAAGCGAGTACGCCTTCCTCGGAATAAACAAAGCCGTTTGAACCGATTAGCAAGCACCACGCACACGCGCCCGCATGTGGTATCAAAGCCCAACGAGGGTGCGCGGGGTCGCGTAATGCGTTATCGGTGAAGGTATCGTCCGCGTATTCCATGACACGGCGGCCGCTCAACGCAGAAAGACTGCTTTGTACCTGCGTTATGTCGTCGGCTTCCTCTAACGTGCGGTTTACGTCTCCGATAGCTTGATAGTGTTTGTTAATCTCGGGAATGGTCGCCGTATAGTCGCTGTCGAGGTCATACGTGGCGCGTAAATCGTTGTAATACTCAACGGCCGCTGCCGCTGCAAGATTGCCGTACGCTTTTACAAGTGCGGGATATTGTTGCAATAGATATGCCTGTGTTTGCGCGTCGGTCATTCCAACGGTGTTACTCATAAGCTCAACGACGGCATTTTCCGCGAGCGTTGCCGCTGTCTGCAATGACGTGTCGAACCTGTCGAACGTTTCGCGAGGTATCATTACCCCTCCATTTTCGCGGCAATAGCGGAGAGCATATCAAGTGCGCCCGCCTGTCGCTGTTCGGCGCGTAAGCGGTCAATGGTTGGCTGTGAAAGTCCGATACCCTCATAGTAAACGCGCGTTCCGACGATTGATTTATCAGCGGCGGACATCTTAGTCCATGCGTCGGCACGTGCCGCGATTGTAGGCATGCTCGGGTCTTGCATGTACGCTTGAACGCTGTTCTGCTCGTCTGTGAGTTCGTCTAGTGCCTTGTTGTTGGCGACGGCCATAATCATGCGAGCGATGTTTTCGAGCACCTCGGCATTGCGTCGGTTGGCTGTTTCGACTTCAAGAATAAGAGGATCATTAGCCGCGCCCAAAGCGTCGGAAGATGTGTACGTGTTAGAGAGAACGCCTAGCTGCGCGAGTGGCACGTTTGTTGCGCCGCTGAAACGTTGAGCGTCGTTTTCAAAAACGCGGGTGAAGTTCTCGGCGTTACCTGCCGCAAATTGCCCGACCTGTGGAATTTCGCCGTTTTCATCGCGCGAGATTGCCATAATTGCGCCGGTGTATAGCTTGAAACGAGAAGCGGGAGTGCTTGGCTCGTGCTTCTTTTCTTCCTCGTCGTCCTCGCCTTCTTCATCGTCATCACCGCTTACACTGTCGCCGAAAAGCCCCTCTGCCGCGCCGAGAATGTAACGCTGCGGATACGTGAACAAAGCCGCGCCGATTTCCATGTTCGTCACGTCGCGCATTGCTTTGTCAACGATGCCCATAAGCTCGGGTGTAATGAGAGAGTGCCCGAGCGGACGGTCGGGGTCGGGGTCGTTTACGAACACGTCAAAGAGTGGACGGTTCATCGGGTGGTGCTCTTCGGTGCAGCTCCAAGTATTAGCGTCCACGCGGTCAAGCGTTAGCACGGTGTAGGGCATATGCACCGTGTACTGGTCGGGCGCGCCCTTATCGTCAACGCTTGTGAGGAATACGCCATTTGTAACGCCGTCGGCGGCGGTGTCCCACTCAGTACAAAATTGATTTGCGCTGAATACGCGGACTTTAACGGGGTTGTTTGCGTCCACGGAGCGCATGACGGTAACGGCGGAAATGCCATAGACGAGAGCAGAACTCCACGCCTGCTGATAAATGGAACGCATGCGGTTAGTGCGAACTACCGCGTCAAGTGTTGCGTTTTGCTGGCCGCCAAAGACAAAGCCGTCAAAGACGGAGCGCATGGAATGAGCGCGTACCGCTTTAGAGCACCAACCAACAACGGTGTTTAGATTTGGCATGGCGGGCGTGATATCAAGTCCGATACTCTTTAGCTGTGACTTCATCGTGTAATACTGGTATAGCTCGTAATTGCGAGCGTATACGCTTG